GGCGCACGCATCTGCTCACGGTCATACGCAAGGATGCGCAGGGCCGAGAGCTTCAACGGGAAGCGCATGGCGTCGGACAGCGTAGTGCTCAGCATGTGCTGAAGCTGGAAGTACGCCGCGCCTTGGTCGATCTCCTTCTTGGTCAATACGTCTTCACCAAGCAGTACAGGATCAACCGGCTGTCCGCGTTCGCCTGTAGGACCACCACCAGTTTGAAGACTAGGGTTCTCAGTGAGGCGCTTGCGGATCAGCGGTGCGAGATACGGACCATAGCCCTTGATCTCTTCATCGGTCGGATAACGGCCCGGCCAGATGCGAATAGCGTAGCCACGTCCCGGAAGTCCGTTGTACAGACTATCAATGCTCTGCGGCGTACCAAGATAAATGATATCACCAGTAGAACAGATGGACGCGAAGTCGAGTGTAAGATGCAGAATGCGTGCTCGCTGGATTTGCGTCTGTGAGTTCTTTGAACTCTCAACGTCATCCGCGATCAGCACGTCTGCGCGCTTGCCCTGCATGTTCGACGTGATGCCGATACAGGCGAGAGACGGAGACTTCTCCGGTCCCTTGAGACTGTAGTGGATGTCGAACGCTTCGACCGATGAACGGTCGCCGTTAGCTCTGTCAGGCCGTAGGCATGCCAACTCCGGCATACCGTTCACGATCTGGATAACCCAGTTCGCGATCTCAGTTGCCTGAGTGTCACCGGCCGATATGATTAGAACACGCGTCGTCGGATCATGGATGAAGCGCCACACTGCGTAAGCAGCAGTGATGGTTGTCTTAGCCTGTCCGCGCTGAGCCTGTACCATGCGGTACTTCGGCCCGTGCGTAATGTATTGTCCAATGTCGATCTGCACTTCTGTACAGACGAAGCCCATGAGGTCTTCGATAACATCGATCAGGAAGTCATCGAACTCAGCATAGTGCTTTTGAAGCAGTTCTAGTTCATGCCATCGTTCGAGAGCCTGTTCGGTCGTCTCGCGTACAGCCAAGGCTGTCCTTTCACGTTATGGATTTATTGAGGGAGCGCTACCATCGCGGCACCGCGCTCCCCTGTAAATTCATTCGTCAGTCAAATGCACGACGTTCCCAATGGAGCGTCGCTTCTTGGTCTTCTCGACCAAACGTTGTTCAAGCTCGCCCATAGTGTTGCCAACCTCAGGCGCACAAGTAACCTTGTTCGCGTCGAGGAAGCGTACCATGACAGAGAGCAGCGCCGGATTAAGCTCCGGCTCTTTGATGCCTTTGTCAGCTAGGACTTCAACGTCCGTAGCTTCAAACACCTGTTGCGCCTTCTCGATATGATCGAGTGCGCTAATCATGACTTCAGCAACCTTGTTATGCAGGTCGCCAAGTCGTCCTTCTGTAGCCGGTCCCTTAGACACCGATCCACTTCCTAATCATTCCGAACGCGCGCGGTACCTCTTGTACAAGGCGCGCTACCAGAAGAACAAATCCTAGTACCTTGACCACCTCATTAGAGTGGTCGATGAACAGGGCCAGTACCGCAGCCAAGTATGTAGAGGCTGCGGCCAGCCATTCGTTTAGGGTCTGCAACCGCAGTCTCCGATGTGTTAGACGAGTGAAGCTGAATACGTACCAGAGCCACTGATAGCGTTACCAGTGCTGTAGATGTTCGGGTATTTGAATGCGTTACCGCCGTTGTGAGCCCAGTGATACTGCGATCCGCCAACGGTCATCCGATTGTCGCGCACGATTGTACCAAGTGCGTTGTCATCGCGGATGCAGACTGCCGTGGTGCTGAACAGTACGTTGATAAGGTTCTCAGCCACGATGGTATGATTGGCTGTAGTGTTTGCGCCGGATATATCGACGAACGCACGGTGGCTAAGGTCGTCCAGTTTCATTCCAGACGTACCAGCGATCTCTTCCATGTAGTTCCCGATGATGCGACAAGTCGTACCGCCGAGAATAATTATGTTAGCTGGACCGATGATCGTGTTCTCAGTGAAAGTGAATTGACCTGCTGTAGAGAAGTCCACCTGCACTCCGCGTATACCGCCGAAGCTGCTGTTCGTAACCTTCATGCCGTCAGCTACTGCGTTGAACAGTAGACCACCGAAGATTTCGCATCCGTCGATAAGCATACGGTTCACAACAGGAGTGTACACACCGCCAACAGTCACGCCGCCGTCGATAGCGATTGACCAGCCACCAACACTCTGACCAATGAATAGGTCACGCAGCCGCATGCGGGTCATGCCGCCGTTCGTAGTTCCGCCAGTCAACCAGATACCCTGTGCGCCAGCGCGCGTAGGCGTGATCGGTGCACCGGGAACGTAGTCCACGGGATTACCGTAGAACGTAGATTGATAGTTCGCGATCTTGAACGAGGACCACTCAGCCTGTCGCCAGTCGATGTCTTGCGTTGTAGTCGCTTTGATGATCGTGCAGCCGTCAGAGATGTGTGCAGCGTCTGTAATGAAGGCACTTGCATGACCAGCACCGACGATGTTGATCGGCTTGTCAATCAGAAAAATCTGGCTCTCTGAGCCAGTCTGTCGGATCAACGATCCTTGAATGCTAGGCGGAACGTAGATAGCGCCGTAAGGCGGCACCTTCGAGAACGCCTCGCGCCATGCAGCAGTGTCATCGATACCATCGATAGCGCCGCGACACTTCACTCCGTACCTGCGCGGATCAACGATCAGGCCATCTTCGATAGCCTTGAACCAGCGTCCGTTCGCAGACACAAGCTTACCGGCATCGCCGGGATCACCGACAACAGCCTGTAGTGTCTGTGCACCACCGTCACCAAAGCTCGCATACGAGTACGTACGAATGACATTGACGCCAGTAGGGATCGTGGCCGCAGCAGCAGCAGCACGATTGTTGTACTGGTGTTCAATGCCGTCGATCGCAGCAGCAGCAGTCTCGGCCGCAGCGCGTGCAGCTTCCGCAGCCACGCGATCAGCATCAACGTCGGCGGCAACACCAGTGACATCTGCCAGCGTACCGGCTGCTTCAGCAGCAGCGGCTTCGGCAGCGGTTGCCGCAGCAGCGCCAGCCGTGTTGTCCACGTACGCCTTCGTAGCAGCGTCGCTGTTAGCAACCGGCTCACGCAGGTTCACGACACTGTAGCCACCCATGTTGATGTCTTGGGTGAACACGCTTGAAATGCGACCGTCGAGGACTTCATGCACAGCCATCATGGCTTGCTTCTGAGCAATCATAAGATTGTCTTCGTCAAGCTGATCGCCGTTGTTGTAGTCAACTCGTAGAACGGATTTGTCCACCGTGCGATCGAACGTCACAGCGATACCGTTGCCAGCGGGTGCACCGCCGACTTGAATTAAGTTCGTAGTCAGGAAGGTAATGGCCCTGTACTGTGGGGCGCCGCTACCGTCAGTCTCATTGCCAACTCGACACGTGACATCGCTCTCAAGCAGATAGTCCAGTGCGAAGTTCACAGCGAACTGTGTAGTGCTACCGTCTCCAATAGCTACGACCCTTGAATAGGCCATATAGTAACTCCTTGTATCTCCTAATAGGGAGGACACAAGGAGCTACTGTTGGATTAGTTGGTCGTCTTCAGTGAGTTAAGTAGTGCGGTAACTCCGTAAGCCTTACCGATGATCGGCGTTGTCTGCATTGCTCGAACGTCATTGTTCGATAGCGAGCCGGTTACAGCGTGTCCCGCAATAGCAGGAAGGTGCGCAAGCCCGTTGATCGCGCTTAGCGCAGCAGGCGCACTGAGAATGTCTCCGGCCTGTCCACGGCTACCGCCGAACTCGTTGATCTTCAGTGCTTCGAGGCCGAGCATGCCTGCCATAGGATCAACCCACATGGGCAACCAGCCAGTCATGTTGCTGTAGCCGATCGCGCCGCGAGCGATCTTGTCGAGGCTCAGGTTCTGAGTGTTACCGTTGATCGCCTGCTTCGCGGTGTACGCAGCAGCAGCGGTCGTCAGTCCTGCGAGGAACGTGCCCAACGCTTCACCGTCTTGCAGACGCACGTTCCGAAGAACCTGCTTCTCAACAGCGAGTAGAGAGAACGTCTTCATGTGGAAGAATAGAGACGCGATACCATCCTTGTGGAATAGAACACTGCTCTCACCAGCCATTGCTTTCTGCACGGTCTGGTTCACATGCCTGTTCAATGCGAGAACGAAGTCCTCTGCATCCTGCGGGTCCCACTTGTCGAAGTTCGTCTTGTGCAATGTACCGTTCACGAACTCAACAACCGGCGGACGCTTACCGTGCTGATTGACAGCAACAGGCTGCGCGTACTTACGCTGGATGCGCGAGTACAGAGCCGGATCAAGTCCGATGTCTGCTGCGCGCTCTGCGCTCAGATCGTTTGCAAGGCCAGCCATGTTCCGCATGATCTTGTCTGCGGCAGAAGTAACAGCAACGCGCTGTTGGAAGTTGCGAACCTGATAGTACAGTGACGTGTATCCCATGAGGTGCTGCGCGTCGTTCAGCTTGCGCGTCACTTCCTGTGACAGCCACGATGCACCTGGCCCTTGCCTCTCCATGTCGAGGTTCAAATCGTTCCTGAAGTATTTCTCTTCAGGCACCATCACGCCCATGTGCTTCAACTCTTGCGCCAGAGGTGACGTAGGGTTAGCGGCATTCCCGCGCATCGCGTATCCCGCGTGCTCGAACCAACGCTTCAATCCTACGGTCGATATCTGTGCACCAAGCTCAGACATCTGCGTAAGGCCAAGCTGCGGCAGCAGCACAAGGTTCGTCAGCTTCTTGGCGTTCGCATAGAACGGGCTGAGCCCGCCAGCGATAGCTCCGCCAGTGAAGTTGCTGAACATGCCTTCAAGATGCTCACGCGTTAGATGCTTGTCGCGATCCACGAGGTCGTTGAACTTGTCGAACTGAGACGTGCCCGTTGGCAAGCTGTGCCCACGCGCCTGCTGTTCTTCTAGGATCGCATCGATCACAGCATTCATGTCTGCCTTCGATGAGATACCCTTACGAGCCAGAGCAGCAGCGCCTGCTGTACTACGTACGCGTTTAGCAAGAATGCCAGCAACGTCGTTGTCCATCAGGTCCATCATGTTGATGCCGTTCGTTGCAGTGTACCGCATGTCAACGTCGATACGCTTCTTCGTGTGACCTTGCTGACTGCGCTCTGCCGTCTCACCCTTCAGCTTCTGCACGAGTGCATTCGCTTCAGCAGTGCTCACACCGTTGGCGCGCAGCGTGTCCGCTAAGAACTCGCTACCGTCCCTCTGAAGGATACCGATAAGGTTCGTGTCGAGACCCTGCTCTGTGCGACGCGCACGGTTCACAACAGCAGCAGCGTAGATGTCTGCATTCTCACGCGTCATACCGTGCTGATGTACGTAGTGCTCCGCGATAGCGTCAGAGATATCCTTGGCTGTCTTACCACCGTTGCGGATAAGGTTCTCCATCGCCGCACCGCTCCACTTCTGAGAGAAGTAACCGGAGTACGGTTGGAAGTTCTCGTAACCTTTGATCGAGCCTTCGCCCGGTCGGCCTTGCCCGATCTCAATGTCCTTCTTGTGGAATGCATCGATCGCGTCAGCAGCGGCCTTGATAGAAGGCGACGCTCCACGATCAGTTCCGGGAGCGTCGTACGCCCTGCCCTGTAGCTCCGTAAGGATTTCCCTGTTGAACTGTTTACGATGCGCGGGATCAAGCGCCTCAAGCGGGCTAAGTCCCTGCTCCTTATTCCAGAGCTTGCGCGTGAAGTCGTAGTGCTCCGACACCGAGCCGAGTTGATTACGATACAACTCCATGAGCA